TTCTTCTATTATTACATCAGTAATATTAATATTGTAATCATTAAAAAGGTCACCTTTTATTGATGTATCTTCAAGCATTTGTTTAGATTCAAAATTCTCTTTATTTTTTCTGGAATAAAAATAAAGTCCTATACATACTAAAACGACTATAGCAAGGAGTAGACATTTATTTTTATTTAAAACAGACTTCTTGGGAAATATACTTTTAAAAATATTTAGTTTCATTACAATAATAATATAAATATAAATTAATATAATAGTTAATAAAAAAAGAAAATATTTAGAGACTATCATTGTTTTTGTCATCACAACAAAGTTTTACATAGTACATAACAAGAGCAAGTAGAACAAGACTTAATAATGCAATCAAAAGATTTTCAGGATCTTTTAACGATTTGTTTACACTTTTGACAGATTTATTCATAGTATCCATAACACCTTTAACTAAACTACCCCCTTTTTTAGCTTTAACCATTTTATAATATATTATAAGAAAAAAATTATACAGTTGTATGATAAATCGAATTATTTAGTAATCTATTATTATTTGTATTTGTATTATTATCATAGAAAGAATTGTCAAACGCTCTATTATTAAACGTATACGAATCCTCCATATTTTCATCATTATCTATTATTTCATCTTTATCTATAATTTCATTATTTTCAACACCTTCATCATTATCTATTATAGATAAATTATTTCGTCTTTTATAAACTATACATGAAATTACTATAAGTAATAGTATAACTAAAACACAAATTAATTCTATAATTAATAAATTCATAGACGATTTAGTTGATTTAGATTTTAAACCTGGATTAGTTATTGTATTAGTTGTAGTAACAGTTGTAGTGTTAGTTATTGTATTAGTAGTAGCAGTTGTAGTGTTAGTTATTGTATTAGTAGTAGCAGGAGTTGGTGTGTTTATAGTAGTAACAGTTGTAGTGTTAGTTATTGTATTAGTAGAAACAGGGGTTGGTGTGTTTATAGTAGTATTAATAACATCTGTAGGTCGTGTTTTTCTACTTTTATTTGAGAAATTATAGATGTTATTATTTGTGGTATTAGTGTGGCAAGTATCAACCGGAATTAATGACCAATTTCTTATTAATAGATTCTTGATACTACAAAAATAATGACAATGTGAATTATAAATTTTTAGTTCGGTTGTTTCATTTATGCAAATTTTATGATAATTCTCTGTTTTTTTTATACAAAATGTGTCTAAACATTTCTGTTTTACACATGTACTTTTAAAGGGTTCTGTTAAATTTAATTGATTCGGTTTAATAAACAGATCTAATACAGTTCTATTTATTTTATTACCCTCATAATATATATACTTTTCTATATAATCATTATTCCAATAAGAATTTCTAAATCTATTCTCTATATAATTGTAATGTGTGTTATCCGGTTGTATAAACTCATCGCCAATATGTGTGTCCGTAAAAAAGATTACATTTAAAATTTTATAGTTCTCTTCTATAAAATTTGATTCTATTAGCTGTAAAGCCAAATCCAGATTAGTATGTTTAGTAGTACGATGATAATTTAATGTATTAACTCTACCTATCATACTAGATTTAGTATTATTTGTATTAAAATTAAATATAATACTAGGCGTTGTATCAAATGTTACTAACCCTATATTTTCTTCTTTTACGTCAGTCTGTTCAATAATATCGATTACTTTATTTTTAAACCTTTTGAAAGTGTGAGGTTTCCCAAATAATTCACTGTTATTAATAGAACTAGAGCTATCTATTACGAAAAGTAATTTAGAATTACATTCTAAATTAGAAATATTAATAGATTTCGATGGTGCAACCAACGATAATAAAAATAAAAATAAAAACATATTAGTTGTTCTAATCAGATTATTCTTAAATATTACAGTAATTATTTTTTATATTTGTAATAGATATCGCAATTTTTTTCTCCAAATTTAAAAATATTTTTGAAGTTTATTTGTGTTGTTCCTATTACTATATCTTTTAATAGATGTTTAATTTTTGTAGTCCCTTCTATACTTTCATATACAACCGATATATTTTTGTCGTGAGTTTTATTAATATAACTGATAGATGTAAATATTTCATCATCATGATTGAAATTTAAATTTATTATATCAACCCATTCATAAAATTTATAATTTTGTGTTATTTCATTAAGAAATATTTTTTTAGAGGTATTAAAATTATAGCCATCATAGATTAAAAAGTTATATTTCTTAGATAGACCTTTTAATATTGTAGCCTTTTCAGAATTAAAGTTTTCTATTATATTTGAATAAATTTTCAATACACAAAAGTTATTATAATTATTATTAATAAAATCCACTACCATATCAAAATCTGTATAATCTATAACATAACATACTTGGTTTTGTTTTTCTTTTATAATATTTATTAGATTATCTATATTTGCTTGATTATTTGTTTTAAAATTTATTTTTGTATTTTCAACTGGATTGTATAATTCTCTATATATCGAATGTTCTATTAATTTATTTTTATATAACACGGTAACAATATCCGAAATGGTAAAAATAGATATCACTTTATAATCTCCAAGTAATTCAAAATCAGTTCTTCTATCACAAATTGTTAGAATAGATAGTGGACTTAAGTCTATTTTCTCTAACTGTTCTATAAAAAATTTAAGACTTGAACCAGTTGTTATAGTGTCTTCAAGTACAATTAATTTAGAAGACGGTGTGTATTCCCCTTCAATTAATTTTTTTAGTCCATATTTTTTAGTTTCCTTTCGCATCATCAACATAGGTATGTTATATTTTGATGATAAAACTGATGAGAATGGTATTGCACCATATGGTATACCAAGAATATGGGTATAATCAAGTAATTGAATCTTTTCATATAAAAGTTCTACAATAGTATTTAATATATAGGGATAACTAATAACATTTTTAAGATTTATATAAATAGGCGAGGTTTTACCACTTTTTAGTTTAAATTCACCAAATTGGATACAGTTTTTATTATAAAGATCAAGAATTAATTTTTCCTTCATTAATCTATCTATTTTTTTATATTTAAATTATACTATAATAAAACTTATTGTTAATATATAAATTATAAAAGCACCAATTATAAAATACATCCATAAAGGTAGTATAGTTTTCTTTTTACCTACACCAAATTCTTTCAACTTATTATTTTTTGTAAGGAATAATTTGGGATTATTTTTTATAATAGTAAGAAATAATACCACCAATATTAAATAGATTATAATAGACCATATTAATTCATTATTTACAAACGAAATCATTAATATATAATAATAATTTTTTTATAAAATTTATATTATTATATTAACTATGTATATTTTATTAATAATTATACTAGGGTATCTTATCTACTATAAATTCATAACTATTCTTGCTAAGGAACAATATACAGATACCTTTACAAACTATAATGACTCTTATAAGCTAGGAGGATACTCTAAATATAATGAAGATGGTAAAAACACATATATTAAGATGTCAACCCCCAAAAACATGCAAAAATATAAATTTTTATCAGATGAAATCAATACTATACCCTTTTATATAGCTAATACTATTAAATATTTTAGTGGAGATGTAAGATTTGACATTATAACCAAAACAACTGAAATGTTGGAAACCACTAATATAGATTTTGTAAATACTGGTGAAATTGATTTTGCTTTATCCACAGAATACTTATTATTAAATAATAAAGAAAAACTCAATAATACAAGAGTAATTTGTAGTTTAAATAAGAGTTATCTATTTTTAGTTGTTAGAGATAATTCATCTGTTAACACTATAGAAGATTTGATTGGAAAAGTTGTTGGTATTAACAGTTCTACATCAGAAACCTTTCTTATTTTAAACCAAATATGTGAAATATCCGGACTTTCATTAAAAAATATTAGTACTAAGGATAACTCTGATACAAAAACAATCTATTTTAAAACAAATGGAATAAATGAATTATTTAACGACTTTTATAATAATGTTCTTGATGGATTATTTATAGTTTCATCACACAATTTACCATATCTATTTTCAATATCAGACAGAGTATCTGTTAGATTTATAGATTTAAATAATTCAAAACTCGAACTTTTTAGTAAACAAACTTCAAACCATTTGTTTTTAAAACAAGAACGTATTAATATCGAATCATATAATACATTTAATAGTAGTAGATATTTAGACACATTTTATACTACAAATATGTTAATTTGTAATAAGGAAATAACTATAGAAGAGGTTTATAATATTACAAAAAATATTTTTGTTAATATCAATTTAATAAAGGATAATCTAAGAGAAATAGGAAAAACATATTTTGAAGAAATATACGATCCAGTTTATAATGATTTTAAAAGACAATATATGATTTATAGTAGTCATAAATTACAACTCCACAAAGGAGCTAATAAATATTATGAAGAAATTAATGTATTTACATCTGAAGATAAATTATGTGAATTTTATAATGAAAAATGCAATGTATACCCATATCAAAAGGTTAAGTCTACTAAAACTCCTTTAATTAGTATACTAGATACTATTCCATAAACTATTCTTTACACCTTGAAGATTTAAAATATTCCTATATTTTTTAGTTCTTCTGTATAATATTCTTCTAATATTACTCTTATTCCATAATTTTTATTTTCCGATTCCCTTTTAATATTAATAATTTTTAGATTACTATTAATATTTTTAAAACACATACTTTTAAAAAAACTATTATTGGGAACATATCCAATACATTTATTATTAAATAATATTAGTATTGCCTTACTATCATATATATTTCTAGGTTCCGGTTTTAATTTTAAAATACTATCTAAATTAATATCAACTAAATTATTTTGATAATACGAAATACCTGATATAAGAAATGATTCTTCAGGAAAATTTATTTTATTACCATGATACTGAATGTCAAAATGACCAAAATTAGACATATACAATAATAAGTATAAATCTTTAAATTTACTATTCTTTAAAAATATATTTTGGTGGGTTTTGGGTTTTACAGCACCTATATGTTCCATTACTACATCCACTACAAAATGGAACAGATTCTTTATTATATGTTCTAGGTGAATAGACTTCTATACCCCAGGGGAATTGACAATTACCTGTATTACATTTACCAGTATTATTCGTTTTATTATAGAAGGGGCATTCACTATTTGATAAACATGGTCTATCCCAAACACCATTATTATCTAAACATATTGTCTTTGATTTAATTTTTGAATCGATCGTAAACCCATCATCTGTTTTTTTATAGCAATTATAGTTGTTCTCTTCATTTAATAGCGTGTTTTCTCTGTTTACCATCTTAATAAACATATCCATTTTTTTTTTATAATCCGGATCAAACCCTATTATATTATTACAATCTACACTACAATTATCATCATTTACTACACATTTGTCTTTAGATATAACACATTTATTGTATTCTTCTGAAATTACTAGATTATCTATTTTAGTTCCCATAAATTTTGCAGAATTAAATAATATAGTGTTTTTTAGTTTATGGACTATCACATCAAAATATACATTATAATACAAATGGGTTCCAAATCTAAATAGTGTAAAAATAAACTGGTAGTTATTATATAAATTATTTTCACCAGTATATATTATTTCTGTATTTATAATTTTATAATCATTCAAAATGACTATATCTTTATCTTTTAGATGTTCCTTGACTTTTTTATTAATATTATCCAGAATAAATAATCTAATATAGTTAATATTTTTCGTATTTGTTATAGATTTAAACTCTAGCTTGTCTTTATTTTTATACATAGCAACAATCTCTTGTACTATTTCTTCTAGGTCATCGTGTTCTATAGAAGACGTTTTATAGTATTTGGAATAAAATCTATGTGGATGATTTCTTCTTATTCCATAGTCTTTGCTAGTTATATCAATTTCATCATTTAATTTATAAATTTTGGGTTTAAATGAGGAATGAATAAATTTAGGCTTAACAACAATGCAGGATTTCTTAAAATTTATAAAATCTTCCCTTTTAGTACTAATATAAAAAAAGGTTACTAATATTAGTAGTATAATATTTATAGTTTGATTCATTATATATATTAATATAATTAAATGTTATTTCTTATTTAATATTCCCTCTCACCACCATCCTCTCCATCATCATCCGGCATGATATCTCTTTCCTCATTTTCTGACTGGAGGTTGACTTGATCTCTATTTCCATCTTCTGTTTCTTCGGACTCGTCTTCATTCGATTCTGGTATAGTATCAAGTTGTGTATTTTCATCTTCGCCAATTTGTTTATCGTGAAAATATAATGTTTTATCTTTGGAAGAGATATTTTTCCATTTATCCATTCCTAAATTAAGACGCATTGTTAGACTAGCTCTGGTTTCTTTGTCTAGTTCCTGTATAAATTTTAGTGTTTCTTCTTTTTGTGAATCAGCTTTCTTTTCAATAACAGATTTAATCTCTTTGGTGGTGTGTTTATTGAGTAATTTTGTGTCCTTTTCTATATTAAGTAGAATACTATAAATGAGGTTTGCCTCAATCTCACTTGTTTGTTGTATACCAAGGGAAATGTCAGAGTTATTCACTTGTTCATCCTCATCTTCATTCTTATCTTTTGTAGCACCAGAATCTATATCAGTTTTTGTTTCTAATATTTCTGATAATACGAATAGGAAAATATAGTGTAGGAATGTTGATATATTAGAATATAATTCACCAGTCTGTTGTTCTTCGCAAATACTAATAATAGTAGAACCGGTCAAAATTTTCATATTCTTGGTTGAAGCCGATATAATATTTGCCATGTTTTCAAGCATTGCACTATGGGTAGAACCTAAGTGAAGGAAACTTTCAGTATCTTTATTATTATTCATAATAATTTTATTGTATTTAACAAGTAATTTAGAATCCGTTTCCTTTGTAGGATTTAAATTCCATTCCTCTGGGATGTAAGCCTCTACTATATTTTTCTGATTTTTAATTTTAAAAATCTTATTTTTTAGGTATGTAAATGTAAAGGATTGTAGAAGATTTATTTTATCAATATAAAATTTATTATAAGCTTCTGCCTCATCCATATTTTCAAGGTCATTTTCTAGAACATCTTTTTTAGATCCAAGTGATAGTAGTAGGGTTTTTATAGGTTCGCGATTAGATATATTTAATTTTTCACTAAATTGTAATGATAGTAAATCACATAGAGAGTCTATCTGTTCTTTCATTTTACCCCATACTTCAGTTTTATTTTTATTTGTTTTTAGTTCACGATTAAAATCGGTAAGAAATTCATTACCCTGTAATTTTATATTAGAATCAATAACATGAGAGATTTTATCCTCTATTTCTTTATAAACTTTAGTATCAATATTAAATAGTTTTTTCTTGTTTACTTTATCTACTAAATCATAATAATCATCCTTTTTATATTTTTTAGTCATAATATCCAGTTTATTTTCTCCAGTTAGAATACAATAGTTCTGTTCATATATATGCTTTTCTCCTTCAAAAAATCCATTATCAATAAATTTAACATATAAATTCTGTATATCTTCTTCTGTTAATTCGTCCCTATCCTTACCAATATTTCTATTAAATGAGAGTAGTGTTGGTTGCAATTCAGATAATATAAATATTTTGGATTCTTTTAGTAATTTATTGATATCCTTTTTAGTTTGGTTGTATTTATAAATAATTTCGATTAGTTCCTGAATGTTTTTATTCTTACCAATAAAATCAGTAAGATAGTTGTATGTTTTATTGATTTCTTGTAAACAGCATAAATTATCAAGAGGATTGGGAGTAAACTTTTTGTTAACAATATCATTTTCCATTATTTGTACATCAATTTCTTCGATAAGTTTAAGACAGACATTACTTTCAAAAGCCTTCATTTTTTCAAGTTCGCTGTTTACTTTTTCAGTATCCCTAGATTTGATATGTTTTTGAATATTATTAAATGTTTTTAGTTCTTTTATATCGAGATCAAATTTCTTTAGCGGTGGTCTAAATTCATTCCATTCATAAGAATATTCTTTAATTTCTTTATTTTGTTCCTTGAGGAGTTTTCTTTTTATTTCATATCTATATTTTATTGTATTATCACTGTAGAACTCGTCTATTTTTTTAACAATATTATCCTTTGTTTTAATTTTTTTAATACTAGACCAATCTACACCCAAAGAACTTAGACTATCAAGAACACATGAAATATAGTCTATACCTTCTTCTCTGTATACTTTATCTAATGGATAGCCTCTAAGAGATGGTTTACATCTAGAAAAGGTTTTAGTTATTGCATAATCCGTTTCACTTGATTGTACAAAAAGGAATAGAATAGAAGCGGTATATAGAATAATAGTTCTAATTCTATAATTATTGTAGGCTGCTTCTAATGCTGAAATACTAGCCTTTTTCTGTTTCTGTTTCGCCGCTCTTATCCAGGCATCTTTATTTTTAATTTTTGTTGATTCAATAGAACTAGACATATTTAGAATATTTAGTTCATCAATATTAGATAATTTAATACCCATAATATTAGTTAGAACACTTATAATTCTAATAACAGATAATCCTTGATTATTTATTGATTTATCGTCTCCTTCTAATAATATTTTTCTTAGCATTTCTTCAATTTCGTTATTTTCTTCAGATTTATAGTTCTCCTGTGAAGTATCAATTACTTCGTGAGTAACATCACGAGCACCAGACTCAAGGAATCCTTCCTGTGTTTCAAAATTAACACCACTTATTTGTTCTCCACAATTTTTACACCAAATAAATCCTTCGTTTTCTACACCATATTCAGAAATAGTTTTCTCTAAGGCTTCGTCATAGGTCATTATTTTATTATTGTAATCAATAAAATTACTGTGGTGTTTGCATATAATTTGTTTTTTACCAGGTCTACTGTAATAGAACTTTTCATTTTCTCCATCAATTACAGAACCATTACGACCATATTTATCAAGAAGTAAAGATAAAGATGTATAGAATTTGTTTAAAGGAAGAGATTTAATATTTTCTAGGTATTTATCTATTCTGTAATAGTGATATTGATATAAATCTTCTTCGCCTCTTTCATTCGTTTTATATTCCTTTCTAGAAAATTCTTTGTTTATTTTTCTATTATTGTCTGATTCTAGTTCGTGTTTTAGAAGTAGTAATTCTTCTTCCTGTTCTTTTATAATCTGTTCTTTATTCTTAATATCTTCTATATTTTTAGAAATATCTTCTAGTTGTTTATTGTAACTATCAATTTCATCTTTTAATTTTATAATACGGATAGGTAAACATCTTTTGTAGTGTTCTGAATATTTACATCTATTTTTTCCCTTTAAAAATGTTGTATCTATTTCTTCTATAGACATACCTTGCTGTACACAGAAATCCTTGTAGGATGAGATTATCATATCAACATTTAGGTCACTTTCTATAACCCAAACATCTGTGTTCTGGACTTTCTGTCTTTTATATATTTTCTTTCTGTCATAATTTTCAATTAGAATCGCATATTGTCCAGGTTGAACCCTATTAGTTGTTTCACCTTCTATTAATTTGTCTTCTTCAATTAAAACCTCTCTATTATTATCTAATTTAAGTTGGTCCATATCGGTGTACGTTTTAACTAAACGCAACCCTCCACATTTGTTATCCTTTTCAATCTTAGAAAGTTCTTTATCTAAACTTTCAACCAGTTTTTCTTTTGATTGAATAACTTTTTCCTGCAACTTTGTCATATCTTCAAGGCGTTTTGTATTTTTTTCAAGAAATGATTTGTTAACATTATGTGTTATAGTTTTAAAAAACAAATGACCATGATCATAAGATTTCTTTAACCAGTCTAATCTATTATTTTCTGTATCGCGTGAAGTTTTATAGTCTGGATATTCTCCGTAATGATAATTTACCTGATCTAGACTATAATTATTAACTACTGTATAATTTTTCTTATCAAGTATTTCAGTATCTTTCTTTTCTTTTGTAGTTGCTAGTGTTTTTTGGGATTTATTACTGTTAGATAAAATCATTTTAATAGTTTTAAAGTGATTCGATGGGATGTTTTCTAGAGTATAGCCATATCTAAATAATTTATCTTTGAATTGCTCTAATGATGTGAATTTGTCTTTACCATCTATATTATTAATAATACTTCCTAAGTCAGGAAGAATTTTAGTTAGGTAGTTATCTAAATCTGTTTCATCTAATTCAAGTTTATCGTATAGATAGACAGAAAGGGAATCAGATCCTATGTCTAAACAAGATGGAACTATTTTTGTAATTCTTACATTGCTATCTTTCTTATTAATACGTAGGGTTTCAACTGGATCAGTATTAATATCAATAATATAGTCTACATCATTAATATCAGCAATTTTTCCCTGAATAGTTTGTGTATTTTCTATACAAATATTTACACTATCGCCAAGATTATATTCGCTTGTAATTGTTTCAGATTGTATATTTTCTTCATGGTGTTTCATGTTAATAGTAACTGGTAGATTGCAATTTTCTATAAGAGATTTATTATTTTTGTATAATTTTTCATTAAGTTTATTTTCTGGTAGTTTTACGAAACCAATATTAGAGATTTCGTTACCCTTCACTATTAATTCATCATTAAAGATAGTATTACCTAACAAAATATGTTTATTTACATTGGTATTATCACCAACTAATTGTTTACAAGATTCTTTAAAACAATTGCTATAGACTTCTATATCTTTCTTAAGATATGTGGAAAATCCTTTATTCATACTTGTATAAGCATCCATTAGTTCATACTGTTCTCTTGTTTCATTTGTATAAGAATAATTAACACGCCCCTCACCCTTTTTATATTTGTCATGAATTTTTTTTTCTGTATTAATATGATCTTCAAAACTTTCCATTATTATTTTATCATCATCTGAAACTGAGTTTACATTAAATCCTAATGCATTTTCATCTAATGCCTTTTCATCTGTAATCTTAAAGATTCTCCTTTTTTCAGAAACAATAGGTTTGTATAATGCGTGACTATTGAATTTTTTTAGGTGGTCTTTTAAGGGTTTGTAAGATTCTCCTTTCAATTCAAATCCAGTTATATTTTTATCGTCATCAAAAATAGAATTATTCTGTTTAAGGTACATGAAATTTTTAATCCTTTTTTTGATACTCTTGCTATTATTTGGGTCTAATTTGATTAGTTCATTTAATAAATCATCTTCCTGAATTTTATCGTTATAAATTACTTTATCCTCAGGTATAATACTTTCTTCATAAACAACTATGTTTTCAGAATTTTCCATTTCATAATTGTTTTCTTCAAGTTCAAAAACATCACTATTATCTTCTTCCTTTTCTTCATCATCGCTATTATTCTCGACTTCGACTTCATCATCGCTATTATTCTCTATTGCATCATCTTCAGGGTCAATATCTTCTTCCGGATCTATATCTTCTTCATCTTCTTCTTCATCTTCTTCATCATCATCTTCATTATTAGAATTAAATACATCACCCCAACTAAAGTCAGAATTTGAATCAGCTCCACCCGATAGTGGTTCATCATCTTCATCTTCAACATACTGGTCATTATCTAGTACAAATATTTCTTCGTTATCTTCACTGTCTTTATCTTCTTCATCTGGGTAGTAGTTATCATTAAAATCATATTCATTACCTACTACATTATTATTATTAAATTCTTCATCTTCTTTTTGGGACTCTTTAT